CGCATAAGTGCCGGCGTAGACAACAGACTGGGTGCCAGCACCGCCCACAGCGTCGCCCAAAGAGCCGCCGTTGCCTGCAGCGCCGACGGTGTAGAGGATAGTTTTGCCAGCGTCCGGTGCGGTCAGCACAATCACGCGTTTAGCGTACGCGCCGCCACCGCCACCACCGCCAGGATTTTCTTGCGGCTCGTAGGCAAACTCGCCAAAGATGTTGGTGACTGTGCCGTAGCCGCCGCCACCGCCGGCGCCCCACACTTCGATAGTGACGCCTGTGGCAAGGGAGGGGATAGTGACGCTACCCGCCCCCGACGAAAAGTCGAATACACCGGCACCGGCTCCCCCCGTCGTGCCTGCAATCGCCGCTGCTAAGGTAGCGCCGCTCATTAGGACAATCCCGCTCCGCTGATCAGCCAAGAGGTGCTGCCAATCTTGACGCAAGTCGCCAAGCCGTTACGCGCCAAAGTGCGCGTGCCGGTCGTGGTGCTGTTCGCCAAGGTCAGCGTGTCGGTCGTAATGGCGATCGACAACGCGCTGGTGTTGACGTTGACGATAATGATGACGGTGCCTACCGGAAACGCCACGGCCGAGTTAGCCGGGATCGTTAGCGTCAGGCCGGTGCCGTTCATCAAAATGGACTTACCGCGATCGGCGAGCACTAACTGGTAGTTGGCCGTTTGCGACACTTGCGGCGCTTCTCGGTAACCCACAGCGTAGTTGACGCTAACGGCAGCGTTGTCGGGGATTAACGGCGTGCCCGTAAACGTGGGCGAGGCAATCGGCGCATAGGTTGCTGCCGCAGCCGTCGTCGTCAGGCCGTTCGTTATGCCGTAGCCAGCCAGCGTCGTCGGCGTGCCGGTAATCGTTGACCATGCGACGCTCTCCGTAGAGATGTCGTTGATGCCAGCGATGTCGTCGTACTCGCCGATCTGAATGTCGCACGAGTCGGTCAGCACAAAGCGATAGATCACACCTTCTGCCAACCACATGTCCTCGGGCAATCGTCCGCCTGAGTCGAGGATGATGGGGTTGGAGTTAGCCGTCGTGCCGCTATTTGACGTGTAAGTCGTTTGCGGTGTGGTGGTGCCAGCGGCGTAGGTATAAATCTTTCCGCCTGACAGCACAGAGCCGTCATCGGTAAAGAACTGCGCCCCGGCTCCTGCAAAGGCTGAAAGATAAACGGTCATAGAGATACCTGCGTCATAGTAAGGATGACTGACGGAATACCGGGATGAACTGCGGTAGCGGCTTCCGCCAAAATTTGAACAGATGTGTCGTCGGTTGCCCACATCAACTGGAGATAGTCTCCGTTTGACATCGGCACAAATATGTTCGCTGCCACAAAGACTTCAGCGTTGTTGCCTTGGATGCGAACTTGCGATCCAGTGTAGGGCACATCAACGCCATTGACCCTGACCCATACCCAGAACAGCCCCACGCCACCCGAGGTCTTGTCCAACTGCAATGAGAACTGCATGTTGTAGACAGTGGGCCGAGTGACTTTAATGTGCGAAGACGCGGCGGGGTCTATGTACACGCCATACCGATTTGACGTGTTGTTAAACGTCATCGCATACGGCGTATTAGCAACTGCCGCCGTCTGAGTCGTTGTTGAATAGAACGCGCCATAGTTAACCGGGTTTGGTTCGTATCGAGCCGTGCCTTTTTGTAGATCGTCCAGTTGCCCCTTAACAACGGCCAACTCGTCCTCGGTGTTCGAGGACAAGGCTGGCGCTAACTCGAGGTCAGCAATAGTCGTTGACGTCGTACCGCCGCCGGTTAACTGATATTGGTTGTTAAGGAACCGAAACCACTCACGCGAAATAAGGCCGGTGCGTTCGTCCAAAAACGGTACGCGCGGGGCAGGGATTTGCGTGATGTTCTGCGTCACGACGCCGTACCGCTGATCTGCAACTCGGCGCCCATGATGGCGACCTTGACCGGATCGGTGCCGCTGATTTCGTACACGCGGTCACGCAATTTAACGGTCATACCAAGACGACGGAAGATGGCGCGGGTGCCGTATTGACCGACGCGGCCCATCGACGTTTGACGTTCGCCGTTCCAAGTGTGGCCGCCGTCATCAGACCATCGCAGCATCAACTGCGGGTTAGCGCCAACGACAGGTGTTGTCTCGATCGCAAGGCTCAAACCATCGTCTTGCACAACGCCCAAAATGTTGTTGCAAGTTTGGGTTTCAATATCTTGCGGGACGTTGGTGCCGAGGTTGGCGTTAAGCGACGGCGCACCAGTCTCCGTGTTAATGATGACTTGCGTTTCGGTCGTAATCTCTGTGGCCGGGTCAAACGCGTCCACGCCCGGCAAGCCAACGCCTGTTTCGCAGTCGATCTGCAATGTGTGCTGCGCGGTGCGCGTCAGGTTGTTAGCGCCTGTCGGCAACGCGCGCCAACGGCGCAGCCACTTTTGGACGTGCCCGTCATCCGAGTACACATCCAGACTAAACGCGTAGAGCTTGTTGTTCTGGTAATCGCCAAGAACGGGTTTTCCATTAAACCGCGCATGGCAGTTACCCCGGTGGCGCTTAAAATCACCGTTACGGAACCCGGCGCGTTCGTGCCATGCGCCCGTAGCCGCATCAAACACCCATGTCGTATCCGCGTCGGTAAAATTCAGCACGTAGAACGTGTGGCCGTCTTGCTGGTAGGTGTACCCCACAGCATCAGCCAAATTGCTGTACCCCTGGATGGCAAATTCGACGGCGTGTGTCGAGATACGAACCCCCGTGTAGCCCTCCGCGCGGTACACGATACCTTGACCGCGCGGATCTGCGCCGAGCCAAAAAACGGAGTTATCCATCTTGGCGACTGAGTACGGCGCAATACAGCCGATTTCGTTAAACGCGCCTTGGATGCGCGTCAATGGAAAGAGCGGGTCGCCCGAGTTGTACCAAACTTCAACGGAGTTCTCGCCAAACAACCACGCTTCGCGGTGGTCAATGATGAGCGACACCAAGCCGTCCGGTGAGCCTTCGGCGCTGGCGAAATCCAACGGGTCGATCGACAAACCGTCGAGCAACTGCGTCACCCAGACGCGCTGCGAGTTGGGCTCATTGAACACGAAGTAGCCGTCGAGATAGCCGACTGTTACTGCGCCGGGGAAATCCGGGTCAGTGATCTGTTGGAACTCATCCGTGGCAGTGTTGTAGATGTAGCCGTCAGGGTTTGCAGCAATAAAAATCTGCGTACCGTTGTCGGCCATCGACACGGGGCCGGTGCCCGACACTAAACCCACATACGCAGAGCCTGCTTCTAAAAGAATGGTGCTACCGTCCTCTAACAGAACGAAACCACCGTCTTCCATCGACAGTTCATTGCTACCCGCAAAGTTGTAGTTAGCGTCGAGTTTGTAGAACTCGTTGCCCGAAACAACGTACAGGTAGCCAGCGTGTTCCCACAGCCCGCGAATCGGGCCGGTGCCAACTTCTTTTTTCAGCACTAACCCCGGACAGCGCTGTAAATACGCCGGTTCTTTGCCGCCCTCGGCAATGACTTCGGGGTAAAGATTGACCATCCGGTTGTCGGCAGCATTGACCGACCGGATTACATACGACGACCCGAGGATCGGCGTCTTCATTAGAAGTTGCCCGTAAAGATGTTAAAGCGCGGGCGGTTGACGAGCAGCGCCGCAGGCATTGCCATCACGTCATCCGGGTTATTGATGCGCTTCAGGTTGCGCTTGCTGTACATGGCGATGCGTTGGACTTGCGGCGACGGCTCTACACCAAACTCCGGTGCGAGCTCGCAAGCCAAGTTGTAGCGAAACGCGCGCAAATAGCCCGGCGGAAACGTCAGATCGGTATCAAGCGCCGCCGGCGTCGTCAATGGGCGCACCGACACAAAGTGGAACTCCAGCACGCGAGTCGGCACTGGATAGACGTAAATCTCCACGTTGGGGTAGGTCATGTTGACCCACAGCAACTGCGGATACGTGGACGTTACGGTCTTAACGGCAATATTGTTGTACTGCTCGTTATTGATCAGTTTGATGCCATACGACACGTTAGTCGAGGCGTCACGGAAATAAGTAGCGTCGTCCATCAGGATAGGACGCTCGGCGACAAACACGCCGGTCGGGCCCATCGTGATCGTGCGGACGTTAGGGAGCCAGTTGTATATCTGGTCGATGGTGGAAAACACGGACAAACGCTCCGTGTTCCACGAATCAATCATTTGGTTCAGCGCCGTAAGAGCATCTTGCGAAGTGGCAGCTGAAGGCACTTCACCTTCCGCCAACATTCCGATCAGACGCAGCGCACCGTTGATCTGATCTGCAGCGGTGGTGGCCATTAACTACTCCTTACGGCGGCGGCGCGTTCTCAACGCGTTAGGGGCAGAAGTCTCCGACGCCGCCATTTCTGACGACGCCGGAGATTCTGAATCATCACAATCGGATGGGTCAAATTCTTCCCATCCGTGCTCCATATCTTCCCTCGCTTCCAGCCAGGAAATCGCAACCTTTTCCCCGTGCTTGGGGTGGCGAAGATAGATATTCGGCATATTACGAGACGCTGAAGTTGAGCATGTAGGCCGGGAACGTGACAGTGTTGGCGAGCGTGCCCGTTGCCGCAGCGCGGATACGGAGACGATCACCGGCTGCCACCACCAAATTGGCTGCCGTGCCGTTCAGCGACAAAACGCGTTGGGCATTAGCAGTCAAAGCGGTGCCACCCGTAGTCTTAGTCGTGTTGGCGTCGGTCGCCGCCAGCATTGCTGCGGTGCCCGAACCAGACGTACCAAGGTTGGTGATGGTAAACGTGATGTAGTTAATATCGCTTGCAGCCAACGCATCAACGCCTGAGAACCACGCAGCCGACAAAACGCCCGACACCGGAGCGATGACGAACACGTCAGCGTTTCCGGTTGTCGCAATCGTTGCGCCCTGCTGCGCTGCGCTAAACCCGCTACGCACGTTGGAATTAACGAGCGTGGCCGAGTCAAGCGAGCCGTTGATAATTGCTTGATCCGCAAAAGCAACACCAATCGCCTGTGTATTAGGCATATCAATACCCCTTTAGGTGGTGCCCTCGGCGAGTTGCCCCGCCGAGGGCGTTGCCATTACGAAACGCGGTAGCAAGTCCAGGTGCCAGAGCCAGTCTTGCGCGCGCGGAAGTGGCCGGACGAAGCCGCCGCAACCGCACCCGCACCAACCAGCGTCCAGCCCGTGCCGACAGCCACGGTGATCGCATCCGAACCCGACGCATCAATGTTAATGACGTAGAAGTCGAAAGCCGAGTCAACCTTCTCGCCAATCGACGGGTAGGCAGCCTCAAGGAGAGCTACCGTCGGCAGGACAAGATTGCCCGCCGTACCGTTGAAAGTGAAAAGACCCGCAACCAGTTCAGCAGGAGAAGCCGTAGCGCCTGCCGTCAAAGCAAGCGGGGCAACCTGCGTGAAAAACAGCGGCTCGCCAAGATTGCCATCGCCAATCTGATAACCGCCTGAACCATTAGGAAGTGCCATTTTTAGTTACTCCAAAAATATAGGTTAATCATTAGCCCCAGAGGCGGACAGCCATCTGCGGACGGATCACCGAGTAGCCATACAGCACGTCGATACGGCACGGCATACGGTCGTTGTTGATGTCGTACTGACGAACAACGCGCATGGAGATGCCGTTGTGCACTTGGCGCGAAGCCATGTCAACGCCCTGCGGCATGAGCAAGTCAGCCGTGGCGAAGGCAATCGCATCGCGGTGGTACACAAGGTTCTGCGGGTACTGGGTCGACGCACCGCCCAAGAACGTGATCGCCGCGCCAGCCTGCGGGAACGAGTCCACAGTGGCAAGGGCAACGCTCGAGGTGTAGATCGCCGGGCTGATCGAAACAGACGCGTACGCGCCAGCGGCAGCCGTCACGTCCGCCGTCACCACGAACTGCTGGAGCGAGCCAGTCGATTCGCGGGTCTGCGGGTTGACAGCAAACACGTTAGCAATCGTAAACACGTCGCCCTTTCTCAAGGTCTGCGTGCCAGTGCCGGTGATGGCAATGGTCGAAGTACCCTGAGCCGAAACGGTCGTGGTCACGGTGTGAGCGCCCGAGCGGCTGCCGGTCGTGAACTGCTTGATCGACTGCGACATGTTGAGCTCGTTATAGCCCAAGAGTCCTTCGCCGAACATGCCGTTCTTAAACTGCGCCGAAATGGTGCTGACCGGGTTGAACAAGCCCTTCATGCCTTCAATGAGCGCAGCGTTGGCAGCCGGGTT